CCGCATTGGGCGGGATATGGAGGTGGGAATGCGTATCTTTGTACTCGTGTTATCGCTGCTCGCAACGTTTGCCGTGTTGGCTCCGGCCGATGCTGGCACATGCTATGGACGTTGGGTCGGCAATACGTGGGTTACATCCTGCATCTAGCTATAATCACAGAAGGGTGCCGGGGCTCACACCCCGGCACCTTTTCTTACCACTAAGGGGTTGATGTGACGAAGGGGCGCATCTGTGAAATCTGTGGCCACAGACTTGTTAAAGGACGGTGGCCAGCTATTGAACTTCCGATTGCCTTGAAAGAATTAGGATTTGATGGCAAATGGGCTCATGCCAGTTGCGTTGTGAAATTGGCCAAATACAGAGAAGCCCAACGGAAGCTCAGAGGCCTTGATTACAACGATTAGAGGCACCTCATAAGAGTGACACCTGTATTCCATGACCACAGCCAAGTCGGAACTAGATTGCAAGCTTGGGCAACCAAGACCCACTTGCCAGGGTGGTTTGGGTCACCTTCTGGCTTTACCGGAATAACCGGCGTTCCATTGGCCAATGCCATCACGGGCGGTCCATTTGGAACTGTCCGCACATTGAGCCCACCGGCATCAGTCACAATCGTGCATGTTGGTGGAGTCTGACAATGCATATAGGGCCAATAGATCCAGCCTAGCACTGGTGGACTCTGAGGTGGAGGTGGAGCTTCAACAGGCGGAAGAGGCACCGGCACCGGTATGATTGGGCCAATCGGGCCTCCAGGCGCGGGTGGACTGTATGCAGGCGGGTCTTCGTAGCGCGGATATACTCCCGGCGCAACGAACTGTGGGCCTTCCCACCAATGGCCACGGGTATCGGTCCATGCCCAGGCATGTCCAGCCTCGAAGATGATGGCCGCACCTATCAGGCCAGCCCCATAGAGTAGCTTATTCATAGTTTTACTCCTGGTTTAGGGGCTCACTTTGCGTGAGCCCCTTGTTCACATCACTCTGGAATTTCAAGAAACGCTGCTCGTGCTAGATTCACGAACACCGCTGGATTCTTGAAACCACCGTTCGTGTAGATGTTGTACACGAGTTCCAGACGCTGGTGGCAACGATGATTCGGCCCGTTGTCCTGAAACTGCATGGTCTTCTGAGCGTATCTGCGGAATGAATTCATGTCATGTCCCACCGCTTGGTGGAAATGATGACACTCCGCAAATGCTTCTCGGTCAAACCCGAGTGCTTCAAGCTTGTCGAGTAGTTCAAGAGATAGTTGTGGGCTCATAGTTATACTCCTTTGTTTCGGCCTTGTTGGCCATACACCAATATACTTTACACGCGCGTATGATTACAATAGTGAGTACGCAAAATACTTTACAAAATCACACAAAATCGTTGTTGCAATCCAGGTTAAAATACTTTACACGGGTATGCATGTAGCGGGCGCAGGTACGGGGGAACCATGCGATATCCAAAGGGCTCAAACAATCCGTGGAAACGTGGGCTTACACGGATTACCGTCAGTATGCACCACGACACGTTTAAACGGTTGCTTCAACGTGCAAAAGACGAGAAGAAGTGGTTTTCGGAAGTCGTGGAGGATGTTGTCAAGTGTGGGCTCTTATGCCTGGATGAGTCGGACAAGTTAGAACCAAAGCTTAGGTTGGTTCCCAAGGAATGTAGCGATGAAGAAAGTACTCCTAATTAGCGTGGCATTCAGCATGTGCTCATTGGCACATGCGGCACCGCGGATGTTGAAGTCCGAGTGCCACGAGACAGAAGACCATATTCGTACATGCTTGGCACCGGGCGAAGCACCAGTCACACCCCTATCCAAAACACCGGCTGTCGTACCCCCAACCCCAGCCCCCGAACGACAGTCGGTGCCGGAGCAGCCAGTAGGTCCACCCCAAACCTCTGCTGTTCAACCCGTGCGGCCGGAGGCACCACCTCCGGTCGCACGATCCTTTTTCTTTCCGCCTCCAATTGTGGAAAGCCGTCGCAATCAAACATGCCAGTCACAATGCTATAATCGTGCTGGAGTTAGGGACTGCCGACAATACTGCTGGTAAAAGAGGGCGGCAATGATAACAAAGCAAGAAGCAGAACTACTCGTGTCAACAATCGCCAAGCTTTCTAAGGTAATCGTACCTGTAGAAACAGCATTGGAAGCGATGTACGCTGTTGAACTCTCACGCTACAACCCGGTAAGAAACCGAGGTGTGAATTACATAAAAAGCGGTCCACCGGAAACCTTAGAAGCTGCGGAATGAACAATGCCCAAGCCAGTCTGTGTGAACTGTAAGCGTTTCTACAAGATAAGAAAGAGTGGGTTCTATTGGGTGGAAATGAGGCCCACAGGATTTGACCAGTGGGTGCCATATAAGATATGGAGCTCCGATCTTTGGGAATGCCCAGGATGCGGAGCTCAGATTTTATCTGGTCATGGAATACAACCAGTATCCCTTGAGCACCATACAGAATTCAAAGATCTGCTGGAGAAATTAAGAGCGACTCAGTTAGAGATAAATGACTGCTAGTCCCGGTTGCATTCTTGGTTGCAACAGTGTAAAGTATATTGTGTTGCAGGGAATGAGCAATGCGTGACACATCGAAGAAAGCTATCGCACATTGTGATTCTATTATACGCAGGCTTGATAGAATAGAAAAAATGATACAGGCACTCAAACAGCAAGTGGAGCAGTTAGAAAAAGCGGAAAGCCGAAGGCACGCAGGATATCCCGGTTATGATTAGAAAATGCGGCGAGTGCACGCTTTGTTGCCGGTTATTGCCGATCCAGAAGGGCATGGATAAGACCGATACAGCAGAGACTATCAAGGCATTGTTTGATGTACCTAAGGATGCATTGGAAGATTTCCACAAACCTGCAGGATTCAAGTGTCCACACCAACACTTCGGTGGATGCCGGGTCTATGAAAAGCGCCCGATGGGTTGCCGGTTGTGGTCGTGTCGGTGGCTGGTAGGTGAGGATACCCAGGAACTACGGCGACCTGACCGGGTTGGATACGTCATTGATCTAGTGCAGGATTACATCACAATAGAGTATGGTGGCGAAACGACCAAGATAGCTGTAGTACAAATATGGATTGATCCTAAGCGTAAGGAGGATTGGCGGCAGGATGACCAGTTGTGGGAGTTTATGAATAGGCGTGGCAAAGAAAACATGGCTACAATTCTACGTTATAATTCTAAAGATGTCAAGATTATCTTCCCACCGGTAATGTCAGATGACAACCAGTGGCATGAAGTTGATGAAAACAGAGTTAATATGGTGCGGGAAAAGCGATGAAAGATCGAGTAGCGATTAAAGCTCAAAGGCCAGATGTTGAAGCTCGTATCACTGTTGGTGATCTAGCTGGTGATCGGCGTGACCTATTACTGATTGCGTTGCGACGGCATTTCCTAAACCCACGTTATGATATTCCACCTAAGTTGAAGAAGCAAAATGCCAACACCAGATACTGAATTGATAATCATTGGGATCATTGTCATCACTGTGGTTGTATTGCTCTTAGCATCGCTCAAATAATATTGTTGCGCAGACAGTTAACTTTAGGTAACATTGCATTCTTTTGTAAAGCGTTGTAAAGTAGTTGCGTTGGGGTAATTTGGGGCTCATCCACCACACCTAGCACGGAGGTTCTATGAAGAAACTACTCTTGGCGACCACGGCGGTCTTGGCATTTGCGACAAGCAATGCCATGGCAGACGTTACAGTCCTCGATCAACTGAGCGGAACGGGCGACAACGTCGTCGCCGATTCCTCGAGCACCAACAGTGCTCTAGGTCATCTCAACGGCCAGCATCTTGATGTGGTTCGTTACACGAACCTATCGACCGGCTTTACGTTCGCTGCCAACGGCAACGACATAAAGATCGGCAACACCAATATGGTGACCGACCAAGTGTTCGACCCGACCAACACCTTCGTAGTTGGTACCACGACGGAGGTGTTCAGTTTGACGGGCACCGGCGACGTGCATCTGGCCGTGAACGCCACGGACGGAACGTTCAACTTTGATCTCGGCACCATCGGCAATGGCCAGTCCGGGTTCACGGTGAACGCCATCAACGGTGAAGTGATCAACTCGCTAACGCTCACCGACTCCACCGGAGGTATACTTAGCTTCGAACACAACCGCATCGAAACGGCTGTGGCGGCTGTACCTGAGCCGGCGACCTGGGGCATGATGCTTCTAGGCTTTATCGGCCTAGGGTTTGCCTTCAAGAATAAGCGTCGCAAGGTAAGCTTCGCGTAGATACAAACTTGGTCAGAGGTTGGCCCACCAAGAACGGGAGGGTGCCACGGCACCCTTCTACCTATCCCAATCCCCACTACTATGGTGAGCTCAAGATGAAAAAGCTCTTGCTAGCGAGCGTATTCGCTTTGGCGGTAGGTCCCGCACTTGCGGATGCAATCAACTTGACGGCGACTGTTGACGGAGTAGTGGCAGGCTCTGCCTCAAGCCCCGATGGCAGCTTGACTGTCACCAACCAGTCGTTCGGCGTATTCAATCTGAACTCGCTGAGCATCAATTCGGAGACGTTCCTGGCGCCTCCGGGCATTTTGTCCAGCAACACGCTGGACGTGGATCAAACCGCGACTGGCACTCACACGCTGGTCCTGGACATCACTGCAACCGGCCTCGCTGGGCCGAATGCCCTGCAAGACTTCCTGTCGTCATTTTCGGTGAGTGGCCAGACGGCGGGATGGTCTGTGATTGAACGTACCACCATCAATGGCGTCACGCTTGCCACCACTCCGCTATTCACCGGAGTGTCTGACTCAGCGTTCTCCACCAACGCTGCATTCGCAGGTACGCTGTTCACTGCCGATGAGCACTACACGATCACTTCGGTAGGGGAAGGCTCGTTCAACGGCGGTATTGATATCAGTGCCGCAGTGCCAGAGCCAGCGACCTGGGGCATGATGTTGCTCGGCTTTGTCGGGCTTGCGTTCATGTTCCGGCAGCAGCGCCGCAAGGTGTCGTTCGCGTAAGGACTCATGGCATAAAAGAGGGGAAGGGGCCGGATGAAAGTCCGGCCCTTTTTATTGGAAGTTGCAATCTTGCAAGTAATGTTGTAAAGTAAATTTGCACACTAGGAGGGCTCGATGGCAGAACTTGATCTAATTAGAATAGCAGTCAAAGGCTGTTATGATCTACAAATGCTGCGAATGCAGACCGGCTTGCGGCTTGCATCGAATTTTCGTGCTAAACTGAAAAAGCACAAAGATGACATTAAGGAAACCGAGGATGGTGAACTTAGTGCGGTTGCTCAGAGCATCCTGGACGAGCTCCGTGAATCTTACAAAATGCTGACGAGCGGCATTGCCAGGAACAGGACCTTACCAGGTAAAGAAGGATTCATAGGCAACCCATTGATTTCTACGTATGCCGAACTGGTCATGGTCCACCAATTTACAGTATTGGAACGAGAAGAGAAAGGACACTTCCTTCAGTTAGAAACCTTGTTGGCAGATGTTCCTATCTTTACAGAGTATCTGACTAATGTGAGGGGTATCGGAGCTGCGATGGCCGGTGTGCTGGTCACCAAGTTTGATCCACAAAAAGCACGGCATGTTTCTAGCTTCTGGAAGCTTGCCGGGTTGGATGTAGTGATTGTGGACTGTGGTGGCTGTGAAGGCAGGGGTGAAGATGCTGCCGGTAATCTGTGTCAGTATTGCAAAGGTTCTGGCATTTGGGGTGAGGGCAGATCACGTAAGGAAAGCCACCTTGTTGAGCGCACGTATACGAATAAGGATGGTGAGGAAGCCACGCGCATGGGCTTGACCTATGACCCGTGGCTGAAAACCAAGCTGTTCGTGCTAGCCGGGTCATTCATGAGGTCCAAGAGCCCTTGGGCTGATGTGTACCGAAACTATAAGAATCGTATCAGCTCAGATGTGGCCCGTGATAAGGTTAGTGTCGGCGAGTGGAAACTTCGCAATAAACGTGGTGAGATTGTGGAGCACTTGTGGACACCTGGGCGCATCGATAACAGTGCCAAGCGCTACATGATCAAGATGTTCCTCATCGAGTTCTGGACCAAGTGGCGGACCATGGAAGGTCTACCGGCACCACCTCCATACCATGAAGGTATGCTTGGTCACCGGCATGCAGCGGAGTAAGCGATGGATGATGGCGAAAAACGTGCTGCTGCTCGAGCAATCTATGAGGAATACGACTACATGGGTGCTGGAAACAGGACAGCGTGGGGCAATCTACCTGCACACGAGCAACAGACCTATTTGCAGTTAGCAGCAGCCGCTCTACGCGCCGTTCAGCGACACAGACGCGGTGAGTTCAATGGGTGATATGCAATGATCATGGAGTAACGCCAATCCAGACATTACCCCCTCTCGTGCGTGAAGCACACCAATTGCTGCTGATCACACAGCAGACTGTCAAATAGCGAGAAACCCAGAAAGCAGGGGCTGGAGAACCCGGTCACTGCACACCCTAAGCGAGCCACTCTTTCATAGAAACCCACGCTGACGAAGCGAGCCACTGTCACTCAGTAATCCAAGGCGCGAAAGCGAGCCAAAGCCGTAAAGAAATCCAGAAGCTGAAAGCGAGCCAAAGCCGTTAAGAAATCCATGGTGCAATAGCGAGCCAGATAAGGTAAGAAATCCACAATGGAGCAGCGAGCCACAGTTATCTAGAAATCCAAGTTTGTCAAGCGAGCCACCTTCTAAGAGCGAGCCAACTCAATCTAAAAATCCAGGCTGAGGAAGCGAGCCATAGCCGACAAAGAAATCCACACAGTGCTAGCGAGCCATACTTCGGTAGAAACCCGTGTAGAGAAAGCGAGCCATGGTTCATCAGAAACCCATCGTTCCAATAGCGAGCCAGAACGTCCTAGTAATCCAGGTTTAACAAGCGAGCCAAAATATATCAGTCACCCGATATCGTTCAAGCGAGCCATCGAATACAGAAGCCCGTAAAGGTAGAGCGAGCCACGCCCGTTCAGAAATCCCTCACCATCGAGCGAGTCAAATCACCACAGAAATCCATGCATGATAAGCGAGCCATACAGGAACAGGACACCAAATTCCACAAGCGAGCCAACCTGAGCCAGAAAACCGAGCATCATGAGCGAGCCAAGTCGCCAAGAGACCCAATGAAGGAAAGCGAGCCAATGATCATTAGATATCCATGTGCTATAAGCGAGCCATAACGAGCCAGAAATCCATTACGTTGAAGCGAGCCAGGGTTATAAAGACATCCAGAGAGCCGAAGCGAGCCAAAATACATTAGGAATCCGATGTGCCGAAGCGAGCCATCATTTACTAGAAACCCAAGCAAGCAAAAGCGAGCCATGAAGGAAAAGTAACCCATATGTGCAAAGCGAGCCAGACTTCGAAAGAAACCCAAAGTCGATCAGCGAGCCACGAACGAAAAGTGACCCAGAGAAGACCAGCGAGCCAACGTGAGCCAGAAAGCCAAGCATCATTAGCGAGCCAAGGTCTTTTAGAAATCCATAAAATGAAAGCGAGCCACGATCCCAGAAATCCGTAAATGCAAAGCGAGCCACTCGCGACTAGACACCCAAGATGAAGAAGCGAGCCAAAGCAATACAGAAACCCAATTACTGGAAGCGAGCCAATGTTTACGAGAAACCCAGAATGCCACAGCGAGCCAACATCAATTAGTAATCCTGACGGCGTAAGCGAGCCACTTAAATCTAGGCACCCACGAACGATCAGCGAGCCGGAAAACTGAAGAAACCCACATCCCGACAGCGAGCCAGCTACTATCAGATACCCATGGTCCGAAAGCGAGCCAAGCTTGTCTAGAAACCCAGAAGTTTTAAGCGAGCCAGGACCTACTAGGAATCCAGAAACGACGAGCGAGCCAGCGAAAAACAGATACCCATGAAGAAAGAGCGAGCCAGCAGCAATTAGAAATCCATGACTAAAAAGCGAGCCAGCCAATATCTTGTCAACCGGGTACCTACCGGGTACAATGTTATCAAGTGCGACGAGGATTTTAACTTTATGGAAGTGTATGCTGTAGTAGAGGAGCGTGGTAAGTGGTTCTGCTCATGCCCCAATACGATGGCGGCTGAATGCAGGCATATAAAAATGATAGACATCTTTAAGAAGAAAAGGGCAATAGACAAGGGCATGTTCTTTTGTTATGATACCAAAGAATGGACTAAAGTTAAGGGATTTAACTAGATACTCTAGTTAAATCACTTAGCTTGTACCGAGGAGTGGACTAAGGTGAAAGGATTTGGTGGGTAATCAAACTTGTGCTTCACATATTTGTGCTGTAAAGTATATGGGTTAGCAACCTTCATTGGAGAAACAGTTATGAAGCACGTTGACGTCAGTGAACTGGTAACTGCGATCCCTGTACCTGCTCCCGAGATGACCCGTACTGAGAAACTTCTCAGATGGGCGAAGATCATTCGAAGTTCAACGATTCACATGAACTTGTACCACAATCTCGAGTACATGGGTACAGAACATCTAAAGATGCTGACAGTAATCGAACATGCAACTGCGCCCGGTGCGGCGACCCGTGATCCTGAATTTAAGAAACAGGGTATCGGCTCGACCGCGTATGATGTGATGAAGTTCTTCGAGCTCACCAAGCAGGAGTTACATGAGTTCTCATGTGACTGCGGAGGAGCGATCAGCAACGAACATCAAGCTCGGCGCATCGAGGGTCTAGCTCGTTAATCTACCGAGGAGGGAGCGGGAGGTGCAAGCTGGATGTTAACTGTGAATAAGTGATTCACAGTTGCATGATGCTTGTGCTTCCCGCTTTTATTTTGTAAAGTATATTGCATTGGGCAAGCATGATGCTAGCCCATAACCAGGAGTAAGGACTATGAACAAGGTAAAAATTGAGTTGGAAGAGTGGCAGCTTGCGATGCTGCACAACTTGGTCAGCCGTAAGCTTTGGGAGCATGAATACAAAGGCGACGGCCTTTACGATAGTGATGATAACCACATTGCTCGAGGCGTATTGAGCAGGCTGTTGGATAGTTTAAGTCACAGCATGTGATTGACTTTATGTGGCGCGCGTGCGCCACATCGCGGCAATCATACTTAACCAGGAGTATGAAATATGACAAGTAGAATTAGCGACGACGATCTTAAAATCCGCCACACCACTCTGGATTTGCTGATAGCGGCTCTGGGGTATGTGCCTGATGATTCATCGAAGAAGACAGTTATGGGCATACAGAAACGCATCAACAAAGCGGTTGAGCAAGGGCGCATGGCAATTGACAGCAGAGGCCATTATAGAATAACCCAAGAATGGAAAGACATAATGACTGAGCGCAACCGGGAACAGTCACGTCAGCGGGGTGAAATGGTAACTGTTCGACTTGGGTTTGGGCCTGTAGCAGAAGTGGTGTGATGAGCAAATTGAAACAGATTACTAAAGTCCTATTAGCCGGTGTGACTGTGTTGTCACTCGTCGGGTCTGCACGTGCCGATGTAATGCCTGATGAACTAATTGGCCATTGGAAAGAGAATCCTATTGACGATGAGCATATTGAACAAAACGTCTTTCTGCACACAACTCAATCAAACTTTAATTCGTATGATGGCTATGATATTTGGAAGGATAAATATGAGATATATGATTACACATGCAAAGTTCTGCATGTGGAAAAACAAATGACTACCGTATACACCGTCCAATCCTTTTGCAAGCTGATCGGGAATCCAGATGATCAGTTGGATGATTCGTACACAGATATGAGTGAGTTTGAGTTATTAAAGAATGGGAAAGTGTTGGTCACACCGGTAGGGTCGTAGGCTGATTGTGCAAGAGACTAATCAGCTTATAGGCTGATTGTGCAGAGCACAACAAATCCTTGTTTGGTCAGCACAATTAGCACTTGCATGAATTTTCAGCCGGGTGTACCCTTGTTACCCCAAAGACATAAATCCGTAATAATTATGACATAAAGCGTAGATATGACAAACATATCACAGCAAAGAGGTCATAATAAAGAAACCGCCGCCCTGAGGAAAGGGCGGCGGAGTGCTGAGTGCTAAGGAGCTATGGAAGTCACCCACACCCTAGGAGGAACTAGGAAAAATGACATCCGACAGTACATTTACCACGTTGTCGGGGGGATTGCAAGCAAAAATTATTAATGATTTAATGGATTTGTTCCGGAGTAATAGCCGGGGATATGGAGTGGGGGAATTTCAGGGCGCAAGGTTTGACGAGGATAAGAATAAGTGGATTCCTGGACATGTGCGGTGGACCTGGGGCGAGACCAGCGAGCGCGAATGGCATGACCATTTAGCCGGTGTGAAGCTATTGGGTCAGGGAGTACTTTGCGACGATAATAAGGTCTGGTATGCCTGTTTAGATATTGATAGCTATGATATTGATTACCACGAGGAAATGGCCAAGATAAAGCGCAGCGGTCTACCGCTGGTGGTGTATCGGACGAAGAGTGGTGGATTGCGGATTGTCATATTTTTCAGTGAAGGAATAGATAGCGAGCTGGTTATACCAAGGATGCGAAGAGTCGCATCCTTATTGGGATATGCAGGCTGCGAAATCTTCCCTAAACAATCAAAATTGGATGTATCGAATGGCGATTGCCCATCATGGATCTATATGCCGTATGGAGGAACGCATGACATGTTCCCGGAACAAGGTTGCATGAACGAGGGTGGTGGATTGATGGAATTGGAGGAGGGAATAGAGTACGCTAAAGAGAAAAGAATAACACAATCAGAGTTCGTAAAACTGTTTACCGCCGAGGAGCACGCAAAGGCTAATGGGAAGGCTAATGGCCGGAAACATCCGCGTGGGTCGTGGGTCCAGGAAGAGAGTTACGAGACAACCATAAACACGATGTTTTGGGATGGTCCACCTTGTCTGTGGACTATTTCACATGCAAAGTCCCATGAAATGCAAAATAATTTCTTATTCAATGTAGCCATGTTTCTTAGGAAAAAATATCCTGAGAATTGGGACAAGGCATTGGAGTGGGTCAATTATAATGTGCTTCAGCCGGTGGGTGATAGAGATAAGTTGAATAGTCTTATTAAACGTGAGCCCGATAAGAACTATTTGTGTCAACAAGAACCCATATGCTCGCATTGTATTTCCCATATGTGTCGTCGTCAGCCGTATGGCGTAGGAAATGACGGTACTGGAGTTGATTATCATGAACTAGCAATTACGATTATAGATAGGGAACCAAATATTTTCTTTGTGAGTATTGGTGACAAACGAATTCAATGCACATTTGATGAATTGTGGCATCAGCACAAATTTCAGGTCAAGTGTGGTGATCATGGTATTTCTGCCCCGCAGACAATGAAGAAAGTAGAGTGGGAAAATATTATACGGCAGAATACAGAGAAAGCGACGCATGCTCCACCGTCACGAGTGATACGAACCAATGCTGATGAGCTTGATTTATTAGCCAGATATTTCGGTGCTTATCTTCCAAGTTATATGCGTGTTGGTGAAAAGGAAGATGATAAAGTCCGGGTAAGGGATACAGAAAGAAGAATTTACTTTAAAGAACAGAGATTGTTGGATTATTGCCGTGGATTATCAGGTGGTGGAAATCTAGCATTGTCCATGCGATGGTTTATTCACAATAAATGTGATTATCATCAGCAGGGTCCTGGGCATCGTGGATGGTGGCGCAGTACGTATTCTATACAATACGAAATGTTTGATGAGGAAGAATTAGGGAAATGGTTTGGAACAAATAATGGTGCTCAAAGTAAACAGGAGGAGATTAATCCATGATGGTTGTGGGTCTTGGAGTTTGTGTGTTACTATTGGGTTATCGGACCTAGGAGGATATGATCATGACAATAGAGATACAGGCCAAGCCAGAGCAAGTCGAACGTCTTATCAATATCTTGGAAAGAATTGCAGATACACTGGACAATATTCGTATGGATTTAGGTGAAATAATGCAAGATACAGGGGAAGGAAGAGGGAAGTTTGCTGTAAATGTCCGGAATATTGATCAGAACTGACGTGAGACACATCCTATCAGGCGCTGTCGGCGGGATAACCGGTGAGTTGGTTAACACGCTTCGCTTGATCGAACGTCGCCATGGAGATGAGGCCATGACACTTGGAACTGAAGGTGAGCAATGTGCTCCACACTGGTCATTACTAAAGTTAAATCCTCAGAAGCAACGAGGTTATATGGAGTTATTGCAGGAACATTACCCTGGTATTGAAAGTTATTTTCCGGTATATAGCCGGGTAGTGAGACCACATGGGGTTCGAAAACCTAGGGAAGTAAAGAAACCTGTGTATCCTGGGTATGTATTTTTGCGTGTGAGTGACGGGGACTTAAGAGGCCCCGTCGCTTTACCGGTGAGTGCTAAATGGGTTCGGTTTGGTGGTAGAATAGAGGCAATACCGGGGTTCGTAATACAGAGATTACGAGGCTTGGAGCAGGCTAATGAATTGGTAAGGGAGGTCAAGTATGTTAATCCTTATGTTCCTGGGGTACGTGTACGAGTGCATCTGCCGGTGCAGGACATTATGGGGGTCGTCGTCAAATTGGTTCGTCATAATCGGGCTTTGGTGGATACGCCGTTGGGAAGGGCAACGGTCCAAGTGCACACTTTACAGATACTTTAGGATGTTATTAGATGTACAAAGCGTACAATCTAATAAGTTTGGGCTTTGGATTGTGAACAAGATGTACAAGGTGTACGGGTATTTGTCGTGGTATATTTGTAATGGAATTGCTGCTGTACATCGTGTATTTCTTGTACTCGGTGTACCGTGTACAAGGAAAATGTACGGTGGTTTGATATCTTGGGGTAGTTATACGCGCGCGCGTTTCGCCGAACACAATGTACAAAGAGTACGTTGCGATTTCCATAAAAATTTCCACGCCCGCCTGCGTGGGCACGCACTCAAAAGGAAGTTTGTACATCTTCTTTGGTCGCTTACGATCGCTGCAAAACGATGTGCAAAACTACCCCCTCCCCCCTTGCAATCCACCGGCAACATGCTTTACAATAGGTCCTATAATACCACTAACCAGAGGACCAAAAACCATGGACGACAACGACCTCTCACTGATCCGCACCCTCATCCTAGCCAACGGTCTACGCGAATTTCTCCAAGGCGCGGGGAAAGTGTGCTCGGACCTCGCAGAAGATGTCGCGCCCACGGATGCGCACATAGCGAACTCCTATATGCACGTATCCGTATCCTTAGACACGATCGTCGAGGAAATAGAGGAGGAACCTGCTCACACTCCCGGCTAATCCGCGGTCCTCCGACCACGAAATCATGTCAAAAGTCCTTGGATTCGCCGTCCAAGGACTTCGCCTCTACGAAATTATATCCAAGATTCCATAGATCATGGAATTTAATAAATTCGCAGAATGGTGCAAAAATGACCACAAATTCACCGGTAAATCGCAATGGGACGATGATGGCTGAAGATAGGAGGACGATTCGTCGTCAAAATGACATGGAAACGATTGGAAATCTGCATTTAGTCTTTGAATTCTTATCAATGATTTTTTGGTCAAAAAGAAAGGGAGCCGAAGCTCCCTTATTTATCCAATCCGATTGTTCTTCGGCAAGCACTTCTTTGTTCCTCAAACATCCGTGTGTAATCGGCGTAAAGTTTTCGATTGCTCGCGCTGATCGGTGCTCCGGCAACGCTCAGCTTCGCTATCATTTCTTCAACATCATCAGCGGCATGTTGATATTGCAGAGCAAGATCACAAGATGGCGTGCTCTGTGCTTTCTGCTCAAGCTGCATTTCTTGAATACGATCAGAAAGCCGGTCAGCATGCGCAGCGGTCATCGTCGCCACACTCGTTGCCAGGATGATCAGAAGCTTTTTCATAGCTCAATTCCTTCTGGTTGCCGATTAGGTTTTCTGAATCGATTAGGATCGCTTAGCTTTCCTACGTTCGTGCGGTGCCACAGGATCAAGCTCTGGCTCCTTAGGAAAGTACCGCACGCCATTGATCTCAATGAAATCACCCCAGGTATAGAGCCACCGAAGGTGACGCATTACATCGGCCCGGTAGTAGCCGATTGCTTCGGCGTCCTCAAGGATGCCGGCGATGGTCGTCGTTGTCTTCACACGCAGGACTTGCTCGAACAGATTATATGCGCGCGAATTAGGACGCCATGGATTGTGAGTGCTGATTACGCGGACTGAGGCGCTTAAGTCAAACGGCTTGCATCGCCGAAAGGCGGTGGCATGCCGAACAGTCGCGCTTGGCGCGATTGGCATGTTTGTCGGGTAGCTCATCGTCAAGTCTCCTTAGCTGTGCTGGATGGTACCGGCCTACTGTAATGGTACCATAATCAGTTGTTTTCATGCAACAAAAAAGGGCACCGGGTTTCCGGTGCCCTGATTTTGGGTGCGTACCCCGTTACTCCGCTGCGGCGGGCATCTCCAGGGTAATGTTCCCGTGCTGTACGTCCCAGCGCACGTCGGCGCGGGCCAGCATGCGGGTCAGGTTGGCCGCCTTGTACTCGGCCTCCAACTCCGCAACGGTAACGCCAACGCGGTAGAACTGGCCGTAGCGTTGGGCCGACTTGCCGCGCTTGGGGTTTTCCTTCACCCAAGAAATGCGTGCATTCGGCACCAGCACATCCTTGCCCGCATAGCGAACCGGCTTTGCCTTGGCCTCGGTCTGCGTGGTAACAACCTCGGCCTCCGGGGCAACCTGCTCCGGCGTGGCAACGTGGGCGGACTTTTTGGCTTGCTTGCTCATAATACAACTCCAAGTGGTATGGCCCCTGAGGGCCGGTGGGCGAGGGCGATATTGCCCGCCGCCATGTTGTAAATATACTTTACAAACCGAGGAAATGCAATATGCTTTACAAACTATTTGTGCATACCTCGTATGCGTATATGCATGGATATATGCATATATTCATAAGCTATAGCTCATAATCCATCTTATAAGGGTAAGGGTATCTGGGTGCCGCATAACACCAAATCACAGTCAAAATCGGTTTTGGGCCTATAAACCTCTCAGACAACACCGAGACCCCAAAACCCAAAATATTGAGAAGATGAAAACCAACCCCTACCCTTTTACCTCTCCCCCAAGACCCAAACCCCCAAAATATTGAGAAGACCCCACCAACCCTTATCCCCGCTTAAAGATCTGCACAAAACTCAATTCCGGATCGACCCGTAACCGGCTAATCGCCTCTTCCATGCTAACACTAGAATCGTCAATCATAACCTCAAAATGGCATCCGGGATTGGCAACATCAAAATCCCGAAGATACTGAAGCAACGTCTGCTCTAACTCCCCCGGTATATGCGCTCGTATGAATATAACTGCCATCTCTACCTCCTACACATTCAACCTCATCCCATGCTTCCCGAGGACAGCATTAACCCGGTTAATCGTTTCTCTACCAACAAAAGGCTGATCCCTCAACTCATCCTCACTAATCGCTAACAAATCCCTCACGGTAACCAGCGGACGTTGCCGCTCAAGCCCGACAAATTGTTTCTCATGGGTATTCCAGCTATCAAAGGCTTTTGACAATCGCTTTTGGTAATCAAATCCCCAATCAACTTTATTCAGCGGAGTATCAAGAAAAGAGAAATCAAGCTTGTCTGTCACACCGGTATCAGCGTCTAGTGTGGTGGTTATTGTCGCTGATTCCAACAAACGGAGGGCCTCGGCAATCAATCGCGTGGCCTTCATAATCAGATTGACAGGAGTGTCGTGCGTCATGAGTTTAACTCTTGTTAAACGAGTCCAGCCTTCTTCCTCATCCACTGAACTCCTCTATCTCTTCCCTATTATGAAATCGGACGAGCTTACACTTCCTACCGGTCATAGCGGCGATTTTCCGAGCAATCGGCCACAGACTATCAAGCCTTTTTACGTCAGCCACAATCAGCGGCACTTGGGAACCAGGACCCATGAGCGGAGCCGACAGGACCCCCTCATATCCATCCTCAGGGTCCACAGACACGAAAGCCCATATTTCGTTTATGAATATGGTATTCTTAGGCGCATAGACGACGAATGGCATGGCTATTTCTCTCCTATTATCACAAACCGGCCACTGAGCTTGAGTTGATCCTGTGTCAGATCAACCGAGTCAACGACGCGAAAGGGCTCCCACAATTCCACCGGTAAAAGCCAGCCAGCGATGAATGGGATGCCGTCGATCGCGTGACGGACGTAGCGGTGGTGACCATCCACAAGGTACACGTCTTGGGACTCGTCAGACCATGAGTGACGCTTGCAAAAGATGATGGGCTCGGCGAGCTCCTCACCGGTTAAGGCAAGGACACGACCCCGGCTCACTGTATTATCTTTCAAGTATTGGTTGGCAATGTCCTGGTCAACAGGAACCTCCACTACTTCAAGTCCTTCCATGTGCGCCAAGATCCATTTCCGTAACCGGCTAGACGCAATCTGAGTATTGCTACCATCATCGTCAACCCAAGTGAAGAGGGGCTCGAAGTGGCCCATTTCATCCAGTCGTATTGCCATACGAGTTTTGCCCTTGCAAAATGAGTTATGCCTTCTTCTTTATCTTCTACCCTTCGACGGACAAGCAATGTCGTCAGGGTAACGTTCACAGAAGTCCTGGCCCTGTTCAATGATATGCTTTCGCTCGGCATCCTTACTCATAGGTGCAACCTTTGGATCAGGGGACTGACCCTGTACACGAAAGGCATCGCTGGAACACCCGGCTAAAGCGATCGCTGCGATTAGAACGAGTGCCTGAATCGCCATCGCCATCCTCCTAGCATTGCAAATCCGGTCAGCAGCATAGCCCAAGTCGCGGGTTCAGGCACAGCAGGCTGGACATAGGTTATGCTTGTAACCTGCCACCCGCCGGGGAAAACGCTGGTGCTATACCCGGTCGGCTCGAACGACACAGCATAGGGATCCGCCGGATCCATCGCCTCCGCAGCAAAGTATAGCGCCATTCCCGATGGCTCCCAAAAGGGATTCACGGTGATGTCGACGATGATGGCGATCGTATCGGCGCGTGCTGGCACGGTCACCAGCATCAGCGCAGCGATGAGTAAGAGTTTTTTCACGGCATTAATCCTTTTCTATCACGCTACGTTTGTTCGTTCGATGCAGTGCGTCGATGTTCATCAGCTTCACCACAGTCTCACGGAATGACACATTTCCCGGCACCTCCATCAGATCCTTTAAGATGTAGCTCATCTGCCGCTCGGACACATGCTTCCGCACAACTTGGTAGATCTTCTCAGCAGTCAACTCACTCACGACCATGCTGTTGCTTCCTTTCTTTTATTGCGTCGAGCATACGGACCGTGGCTTCCATCGTTTCAATAGCGTGCAGCAGCGATTCTTCAGAATCACTCAGACCATCATTATAAACACACGCCGCACACAGGTTGAATGGACTGTTACGCAGCCGTTGACGGATTTTGGGCGGGAAGTCGTCAAAGTTGTCACACATGAACTTCCAGCCCTCATCGCTAACAAGGCACAGTCCCTGGAAGCGTTGCCTCGCCATCAGTTAATCTTCCTTTCCTTGTTACGCTTCTCTAGCTCTTCAGAACAAGCTATATTGAGAAGAATTAACAGCTTATCAATCAAGTCGCCACCTTTGTCACCGCCATATTGACCAACGGCAATCTTGACTGCGGTGATTAGAAGAGCAGGGACAGCATCGTCAGGTTCAACAGGTGGTCGATGCAAGCCCAGCCATCTCAGGAGTTCATTCGTCAACTTTTGTGCGCCTTCGGGACTAGCCATTTATTTACCTCCTTGTTTACGTCCCCAAATCAACCCCAGGTTCGAAGCCTTCGTTCTTATTGCCCCTTCTGTTCTGGACAGAAACACAGCTATTTCCTTCGCAGGAGTTCCGGACTCGATGTGTCTCTTTAAATGAGCTAGTTCTTCCTCTGTCCAATGCGTGTTCTTTCTTAAACTTGGTTGATCTGGCACAAGCTTGGGTTTATACCTTCGTTTAGACCGAAGCGATGGACTAATCTCTATAGAACCCGTGTTTCTGCGTACATGGACACTGCCATCAATAGTCTTGAGAGCCTGATTGATAACGTCCAACCATTGATCCAGTTGATGTTTAGATCCAGTTGAGATGACAACAGACCCGTACACAGTCTTATCCACCGGTTACTCCTTCGACCCAGGACGCTCCTCATCCTCAAAGGTCTCCCATGTCCAAGCCCAATCTTGGATGGCGGCAGTCAGTTCTTCTGCTGATGGAAAAACTGGCTCACTACCAACCGAACCAACTTTGAGCTTTGCGTAGATCCCCTGTCCCATCGCCATCGCCTCCCGGTAAGGCAACGCGATGATGAACTCCGCAATCGTTTGGTTGCGAGTCTTGCTTCGAGTGGAGTAGTGCTTATCTACTCCACTACTGGCCCTCACCGAAGGTGGGGCATACTTTCGCACTTCTTCTGGAGGGTCGGGCATCGGAAGTGGTGACACTGGTTTATGCATTCCATCGGGTACAGTCGCACGCTCAGGCACCCGTTCATTAATGTTCTCGCGAAGGCGGGCCATAAAATCGGGTCCTCCAGGTGTGTTCTGCTTGTCGCTTTGCTTGTCGTTATCGGCCATTGTATTCTCCTTTGTGTGGTTCGTTTTACTCTTTATGCACAGGTAACGCAAACGTTACTTTCACACGACCTTGTACCCCCTTGTAATCTGCACACCACCTATGGTATGGCAATTTTGACTCACCTTTTGCGCTCTACCACAGTGGACGCAGAGCTCAGTGCCACGTCCACACCCACACACCGGTAGTTCCACCGGAAGTGCGAAGCTCACGCATAGACCAGATCGTAGCTTACCATTGGCCCGCAAACCAGAAGCGGAAATCCTTGAGCCAGAACCCAGATACAATGACCCGGAACTGTCTCCACAGGATTTCTTACTTGCAGTGATGCACGACAAGCGGCTGCCGATGGCAGCACGCATTGATGCTGCGTCCAAAGTTTCTGTGTACATCCATCCCCGGTTAGCGCAGATCACGCAGGATGTGACGGCTGGTGTTACAATTCGCATTGAAGGTGGGCTTCCCCAATTACCGGGCACGAATATTATCATGCCAGAACACACGAAACACACGGTTACAGCCGAAACAAGCCAGAGTAAAGGCAACGGCCACGATCCAGACTCTACTTAACCTCCTGAAAGATTTCTTCCCATTCAGTTTGAAGCATATACGGCCAGTTCTCTTTAATTCTGGCCCATATGGCATCTGCGTTTGGCTCCATACCCCTATCGCGCCGCCGCTTGACCCACATCTTCATCACTGACACTTTACGCTTATCGGCTATTTTATCGACCATTGGGTGTGTAGACTCCGCGTGCGTTTGGGATTAAGGTCACCTCCAACTCAGCCTGGGTTGGTTCTCCTGTTGCCAGCTCAGGCTCCTTTCTTCTAAACCGCAGGCCAATCTTGGTAATTTCTCCAACACCGACCAACACCGCAATCAAATAATAGATTGGCATATAGTCAGCCCACGGTTCATCCAGAAACAAAACACCGATTACATTGAGTGTAAATAAACCGAAACACAGCCAAATTCCTGCTCGGATAAATTTCCCCTGCGCGATATTGCACAGGGCCATGATCGGTGAGCCAATCAGCCACCCGCCTAGCATTATCGCGATGCCAATTGGAACAAGTAATATCAGTGCAGTCACGAACTTCTCCTTTAACCTTGTAAAGTATTATAGCAAGTTGCAAATGGGAGTACAAGCATCTTATGGTAAGCAGCCTCTACACCGCACCTCACATCACACTCGCGCCGTCGCACTTGTTTGTGCAGAAGACTCCACATGTGGATCCGAACTCCACAACCGGTCAACGTCATTCCGGTGCATCACCGCAGTCCCCAAGCCCGATGATGTCCGGTAAGGGGAAGTCGCCTCCTCCGCCCCCCAAGTCGGCTTCCCCACCTAAATGAACGTAATCGCTTTTCCTCGCGCCAGTGATGAGCACGTCATTGTCCTGCCGTCACTTCATGAAGGTCAGATTGATGCGTTCAATCTGCCCGGCAGGTTTAAAGCTTTACGATGCGGACGACGATGGGGAAAGACCCAATTTCTAAAAACGATTGCTTGCGATTTCGCGGCCAAGGGCGCACAGGTCGGATGGTTCGTTCCAAACTATCGCTATGCCTCCGAAGCGTATAGTGAAAACGAGGTAACTCTTGAACCGGCTGTGCGCTCTTCCTCTCGTAACCTTGGTATTCTTCACACGACCACGGGTGGACGAATTGAGCTTTGGACCCTTGAGGATGAAAAAGCTGGTCGTTCCCGTCGTTATCACCTCGTTATTATCGATGAGGCTGCGTTTACGAAAGCTAATGCGGTCGATATTTGGACGAAAGCCATACGACCAACGTTACTTGACTTTCGTGGCGCGGCGATCATCGCGTCGAACACTAACGGCATCAATGAAGAAAATTTCTTCTGGCGGATCTGTAACCTCCCGGAATACGGCTTTGTCGAATATCACGCCCCTTCGCACAGCAATCCATTCCTCCCGGCCGACGAACTCGCACGTCTAAAAGAAGACAACCATCCGCTTGTCTATGCCCAAGAATATCTTGCAGAGTTTGTGGATTGGTCTGGTGAAGCATTCTTCAGCTTGGACAACATGCTTTCTAACGGGCACCCTGAGCCGTTTCCCGAGCGATGCCTTTATGTCTTTGCTACTCTTGACACAGCCGTCAAGACCGGTAAAGAGGCTGATGGGACCGGGTGCATCTATTGGGCGTACGAAAAACTAGGCGACGAACTTTGGCTTAAGATCATTGACTACGAATACCTTCAGATAGAAGGGAGCATGTTAGAACTATGGTTACCCGTCGTGTATCGGAATCTGGAGGAGTACGCCTCGAAGTGCGGGAGTCGGCTCGGCCATCGGGGCTGCTTCATCGAAGACAAGGCAAGTGGGTCAATCTTGCTTCAACAAGCGCGACGGAAAAACTTACCGGCAAGCGAGCTTCCGCAGAAACTCACACAGCTAGGGAAGGCCGAAAGGGCCATTAACGTGAGCGGCTATGTGTTTCAGAATAAGGTTAAAATTCTGGAGACGGCCTATAATCGTATCATTACATTTAAACAGGTTGCCAAGAATCATCTTCTTGGACAAGTACTTGGATTTCGTGTAGGGGATACAGAGGACCGCCAAGACGATTTACTTGATTGTTTTTCCTATGGTGTCGCTATTGGATTGGGGAACTATGAAGGATATTAGCAGATGGCTAAAGAGCCAACTCCAAGAGTGCCATCACCTTCACCTGTAGAATACTATGTAGAAGAATATCCTATATCAATGCCGACTGTAGAAATACAAAGTAAACTTGATACGTTGGGTGTGGATGGTTGGCAGCTCCTTTTTATAGGACCTTATGGTCACAAAGATAATGTAAGAGCATATTTCACGCGGCCATCTCTAAAGATTGCAGAGCAGGAGTAGACATGCCAAAGAAGAATAACGGAACGCCAAATCCAGTTCAAGATAATGAGGTAACTCCTCAAGTTGTGACACCATATACGGTCACATCTGCCAGTGTTGGAACTGCTTTGCTAGTGGGTGCTGGTTCTATTAGTGCATTTACGATGACTCAACTTACATCAGCGGCTGCTGATGATATTACACAATTAGTCTTGGTTGATTCAGCAGCAGTTCCTACTGGTGCTGCCAAGGTTCTTTGGGCTGCAAATCTGCGGGCCTTGGCTTGTATGAATGAGCCAAGACCCGGAATTGGCTTAACTCCAGGTTTGACTGCTCCGACTTGGCCAAAAACTCTTATGGGAGCGACCGCTATCCCATTTACAAATGGGTGCTTCGTTAAAAGCTGTCCTGCTAACACGACGTTTACGGTTTCGATCTAAATGACAACAGTGCCATCAGCTTCAGTAGGCACGACTCCTGGTAATGCACTCCAGGATCTATTGTGTGCGCCTGACATCGTACCTGGTGATGTCGTTTCATACGAGACCTGTAAGGAAATCTATTTATACCATCCACTTGGATCGCGAATTGTTGAAGGTCCAGTCAGTCTCGCAATGGCGCAAAAGCGCACTATTAAAGTTCCGGATAGTCCAGGCGAGTACTGTGTGGATGCTTTTGTCGATGAATGGAAAAATCTTGCTGGTGATTTCCTTGTGCATAATCTTCTTACTGTCAGCCGCATATATGGCGTTGCTTCTATCGCATTACTTGTTGATGGATTAAAGAGTAATGAGGTCATTAATTATTGGGATCTCCCTGATCTTAATATTAGTTTCAACATACTTGATCCTCTTAATACTTCCGGATCTTTGGTTCTTAATCAAAATCCCAATGCAATGGATTTCATGAAATACACCCAGATCGCAGTTGCTGGGACCGCTTATCACCCCTCCAGGACTGTGACAATCACAAATGAGAAGCCTATATATCTGGGCTATACTACTTCTGCTTTTGGCTATGTCGGTCGCTCTGCTTATCAGCGCGCTTTTTATCCATTAAAGTCTTACATCAAGAGCTTGATTGCTGATGATCTTGTTGAAACTAAAGTTGGTGTTCTGGTTGCCAAGATCAAGCAACCCGGTAATTTTGTTGATAACATTATGTCCTGGGCGGCCGGTTTCAAGAGGTCTTTGGTCAAAGAAGCAGAAACAGGTAACGTCCTCAACATTACCCCAGAAGAAGACATCGAATCCCTTAACATGCAGAACCTGGAAGGGCCGCATGTTCTGGCCCGCCGAAATATTCTTGAAAATATTGCGAATGCTGTGGATATGCCGGTAAAACTCCTCACCCAGGAATCTTTCGCCGAGGGGTTTGGAGAAGGATCGGAGGATGCGAAAGCAGTAGCGCGATACATGGACCGACTCAGGGAAACCATGGATCCTGTATACCGGTTCTTAGACCGTATCGTAATGCACCGTGCCTGGACCCCCGCCTTCTTTAAGATGTTGCGCAAGAAGTTTCCGGAAAAGTATGCAGATACGACGTATCGTGAGGCTTTTTATGAGTGGACAAATAGTTATCTAGCGGTATGGCCTTCGTACTTGCGCGAGCCTGATAGTGACCAAGTCAAGGTTGACGATACCAAGATGAAAGCTGCTATCAGTGTTTTCCAGATTCTAGAACTTAGCTTCGATCCTGAAAATAGGACTCGGCTTGTGCAATGGCTTGCAGATGCAGTTACGAATAACAAGCTTCTTTACTCCAGTCCATTGGAACTTGATTACCAAGTTCTGTTAAAGAAATTCCAGGATATGGAAGAACAAGAAGACAAAGAACAAGAAGCAGCTTTGATGGGTGGGATGGGTGGTGGGCCTGGAGGTGGAAAATCTAATGGTGGTGCTGCTGATCCACGCAAGGTTCAGATTCCGAAGGTGAAGATGGCGCGGGCTGATGATGCCAGTGTAATTCGTTTGTTGGAGCATATCCAAAATGCCTCAGCGGTCGCAAGTAACCAAGGCGCTTAGATTCTTTCACAAGAATCCAACCGTCCCAACCAAAGGTATTCGGTTTATTGCGAATAAACTGAGGGAAACTGAGGAAGAGGAAGGTGAAACGCAGCAATACCTCAAGTCAGCGTACACTTACCTAGAAAGACAACGGCATCCTAATAAACGAATGCTACGGAATATTAAACGGTTAAGTGGAGCCTTTAATGCCTCTAACTGAAAAAGGTGAAAAGATAAAGGGTTCCATGGAGAAGAGCTATGGCAAGGAGAAGGGTGAAGAAGTTTTCTACGCTTCTAAGAACAAAGGAACGATTTCTGGTGTAGACCGCACTGATGACAACCAGCACATGGGATTCACTAAGGGTGAGGCACCAGAAGTTGAAAAACTTGTTTCGATGTGTGATGCATTATCAACACGTATGGATGCGTTTGAGCATAGACGAGCAATGCAGAAGACAGCGCCGGTGAAGCCTCGTACGAAAGACAATATGCAACCATCGAATCCACACCCTAAAGAGGTTAGGGAACCTGGAGCAGCTTAAGATGCGTGGAAAGACTAATACTCTTGAAGACATTTACATGATACTGGATAAAATTGAACCAGACGAATATGGCTGTTTGCATTATCCATCTAATACACCTATAGGTTATTATCGAGAAGTAAGGATCAATTGGAATCGATTCAGAGCACATTGTATTGCCTTAGAAAGAAAATTAGGGCGTCCTATTCAACCAGGATTCCAAGCTTTGCACACCTGCGATTGTAAAAGTTGCGTAAATCAGGAACATCTTTATGAGGGAACATATGGAGATAACGTACTTGATAGATGGGCAAGAGATCCAGAATTCCGTCAAGCAATAAGTCAAGTCCGAAAAATTACATGGCAAGACCCAAAATACCGTCAAAAAAGATTAGATACATTTTATAAAAATAAACGAGATCGAGCGAGTGCATGATTATCGCCGCAGGTATCGCATTTAAGGCTCCTACAGGAAGACTTCTATTCTGTCGCAGGACTGATGGCATGGGTTGGGCATTTCCAGGCGGTGTGAAAGATGACATTGAAAGCGTGGAACAGTGTGCCATCCGAGAGGCTTTTGAGGAAACAGATTTTCGAACTGGCCATGTCGGTAAGCTATTGTGCAGACGTGTTAAAGATGATATTGATTTTACTACTTTTGTTTTTGATTGTGATGGTGAGTTTACACCACGGTTAAATCATGAGCACGATGCATTTACGTGGGCGACTCCTGACGCGGCGACGCAATTGCACTTGCATCCTGGAGTTAGAGTTGCTCTGCATAAGATAAAGGGAATGAATGAATTCGAGCTCGCTGAGGCCATACGTGATCAAGAGCTTGTTTCTCCGCAGTACATCGAAAACATCTGTTTGGTCGACATGCGGATTAGTGGAACAGGATTTTCGTATCGACCAAAACTCAATGAATGGGTCTACCGGCGAGATACAGTATACCTTACCCCTGAATTCTTACAGCGATGCAATGGCATTCCTGTTATTATGGAGCATCCTTCTACCCAAATACTTAACTCAGACGAATTTGCACAGCGTGTTGTTGGAACGATGTTCCTTCCATATATTAAAGGAGAAGAAGTCTGGGGAATTGCTAAAATTTATGATAAAGACGCGATTGCCATGATTAATGGCGGACAGCTATCAACATCTCCGAGTGTTGTATTCAGGGATACAAAAGTCAATTATACGATTGAATTAGAAGATGGTGATCATTTACTTGTAGAAGGCGAGCCTAGTTTTGTTGATCATTTGGCAATTTGTGAAAAAGGGGTCTGGGATAAGGGTGTGGATGCAAGTGGGATTCGGGTGGACTCTGAAGAGGTGGGGGAACCGCAAGAGAAAGTGGTCACTGCCAAATCGGATGTGAATGCCTTGCCCGCTCCTTCCTTGCCTCCCGTCGGGGAAGGGGCTGAACCGACACCTAACCAGCAAGGCATTCCACCCGGTTTGGTAGGATTAGCTGATGGATTAAGTAAGTTCAGTGAACGGCTCGACAAGTTTTTAACTCGTCGGGATTTGATGGTACGGTAAGCAAGGAGACGAGAAATGGCTGAGAAGGCACTTGATTCGATGCTTGCTGATGCCATCAGCAAGATGGATGCTCTCACCAAGCGCATGGATGCCCTTGAAACTGGTGAGGGAAGCAAAAACCCCGTCAGCAAGGGAGACGATGCAAAAAGGAAAGACGATGACGCCAAGGCCAAGTCGGACGACGACGACGACGACGACAAGAAAGACGATGCCACAACCCCCAAGAATAAAATCCTTGCGGATGCTAAAGGAGCATCGGAAAAAGACGACGCTGCTGCGGTATCAGATGCGGCGCCTCCCTTCATGAAAAAGGATTCCAAGAAAGCCGATGACGGCGAGCTTGAAATCAAGCACAAGGGCGAGGGGAAGGACGACAGCAAGAAAGCGGATGCCAAGAAGAAAGCTGACGCCAAGGCTAAGTCGGACGACGATGACGATGACAAGAAGTCCGATGACGACGATGATGACAAGAAGTCCGATGACGACGATGACAAGAAGGATGACGCCGCGAAAAAGGCTGATTCCGTTGGTATCTTGCGCCGTCAGATCGCTGACCAAGCTGCCGTCATTACTCGCCTTGAGCGCATGATGAAACCAAAGACCGATGCCGAGCACGCAGCGTTTGCTGATGCCCAGGCTCGAGCCGATGCTGTCTACCAGGGTTTCGGCAAGCACGCTCCACGTCCGCTTGAGGGTGAAGACCTTCTTGATTACCGGAAGCGGCTGGCAACAAACTTGAAGATGCATTCTCCCAGGTGGAAGGATGGCAAGCTCTCAAGACTCGATGATGAAAATTTCGCACAAATCGAGTCACAAATTTATGCTGATGCTGCCTCCGCAGCCGCAAATCCTATTGACCTGGATGCGGGCGAGCTGCGCGAAGTGCAAAAGATCAATCCTGTGACAGGGCATCGAGAAAACGTCTTCTATGGCAAAGAACATTTTGTCAAGGGGATGGGTCGTCCTGGCCGTAGGGTGGCTGCTTTCCGCACCTTGGGTTCGGTCTAATCCGGGTCCTATAGAGAAGGATAACTTCAATGGTCGCAAACATTGCTTTCAATCCCTACGTCCAAACATCGGCGCCAGGGATGTTCAACATTGAGTCTGATGGATATATCGTTGGCATGGCTGAGCCAGATCCATCAACTCGTTTCGCGCTTGCCGGTGGCTGGCTCGCTACGACTGAAACTCTGCCGATGTTTGGTGGAGTCGGTATTTCGGAAAACATTCCGCAAGAGCGTCCTCCAGTAAGTCGGGCTGATGTTGCCTTGGGTGGCACCATTGCTCGAGCAACAGCCGAAGCGAATCTCACCGGGTTCAGTGTCTTTGACCAGAACTATGCGGCGGTGAATTCACCACAGTCTCCTGTTCCCACAGTCGGCAGTGGTGGGTTGGTGAATTTCTATCGTCTTGGTTCACTTGCTCGTGTCGCCTTGGCAATCGATCCAACCCTGATTACCCTGGAAGGTACTCTGATTACTTCCCAGGTTTCATGGGACTTTACCAACCAGAAGATCATCGCCTTTGCGACTACTGCACTCCCGGTTAAGATCATTCGGATCAAGTCATCGGGGTGCATGGTTCCGGTCTATACTTCTGGTACTGGCTTTACGACTTGGACCTATAACGGAGCCGCAGCACTCTGCGTCCTGTAACCGTCTCAATCTGGATGAGGCCGGGTCATCCTTGGCCTAATTTAAAGGAGTGAAAGATGCCCAATATTTCTCCGGCCTTTGTTCAGGTTCATCCATCCTACATGATGCCTGACACATTGATGCCGTACTCGCAAGCATCAGGTGCCTTCGATCTCTTAGCCTCTGGCGCACCGCTTATCAGGCTAGCAGATGGTGATCTCTACGCTTACATCAAGCGTGTGGACCTGCGCACGCGGATGGCTGCTGGTCAATCGGCTTATAACCAATTGCCAGGTGTCTCATTCGCGATGTCGCAAATCAGTGCTCCGACCTATCTGCTTCGGGTCCGTGCTGAATATGATCATCATGATACCGCAGCAATGGCACGATGGGGTCTTTCCATCGTAGACGCACACCGGCTCGGTATGCGGCAGGCGACGTTCCAGCTTATGCGGAATGCCCTTCTGTACGGGTTTAATCCGGCTAATGGTGAAGGCCTCATAAATGCGAGTGGCGCGACGGCCATCACATTACCGGCTGATAGCGCCGGTAATACAACTGTGGTGACCTACGATAACGGCCAGATGGCTTTCTTCCTGATCTCACAGATCAGTGCCATTAAGACCCGTACTAATCAGCTTGGTATTGGTCGTAAGTTCGTAATCGTTGGCCCGCAGCGGACCCTCGGTGCAATGGAATACCAAAATATTGTTCAGCTTACCAGCTATCAGCGTCCTGGTGCTGGTTCACAGAGCACGGCAGGCGTCGTAAAAGACGTGCTGGAAATGAATGACGATGACATCGTCTGGGCATACGACGATACACTCATCGGCAAGGGTGCGGGCGGCAATGATGCAATTATCATTGTTATGCCGGAAGTTGAACAGCCAAAGGGCGCTCGTATCAATACAAATGAGTTCGCCAAGCTGACTCCATCTATGGAAGCCTGTACCTTGATGCTCGCTGATATGGCGGCACCGAGGGAAATTCCTGTTCCACTAGCCGGTGGAGCGATTGACGTACTCGCTGAGCAGCGTTGCACAAGCGGATGGGCAGTTCGTCCAGAAGCACTCACAATTGTGACGATGCAGTACCAGTAAGATAAGGTTCGTAAGGGGAACGGTTATGCCTGAACTCTATATTGGCAATGTGTCCAAGCAGATCTTTCAGTTTTGTTATCGTTCCCCTGAACGACCAGGAGTAATTGTACAGACAATCCCTATCGGGGGGCAGATAAGGATCTCCCCCAATGGGCAGCATGTTAATCTTAGTACACCGGAAATTGACGCTATTCTTGAACAGCATAAAACATATGGGCTTGTTTCTGTTGATGATATTGACAGGATGCGTGGTCCTTTTGATGGAATTTGTTATTCTATTGGTAAACAAATCTCTGTAGAAAAATTGCGTCGTGCGATGGTTAGGAAAGATGATTCGTTAAAAGAATTTGGCAAGACGATGCGTCAGGAAGCAGCGTTGGCGGTCAATTCGCAAATTGAAGGGCAAATTGGTTCTCCTCTGCGCCAATTGGAAATGAGTTTTCAGGAAGAAGAGCCTAAGGGTGGTTATGTTGATGAACTCAGCCATGTGGCAGAAGGTGTTCGGGTTACGCGCGAAGCAGCATCATCAGGTAAACGTGGGCGCAGATGAATAATGTGGTAACTCTACAAACTGTTCCAAAAACAGCACCTATCTATGGGTTGCCTGCTGGCGATCCAACGTTCGCTGGATTCCAATGGTTTGTCGCTAATTCTATGGGAGTTCCTTCTGAAGCTATTCCTGATGTTACTTTCCTTCAGGCGGCTTATGCTCAGGCTGTAAATATTGCCTTAACGGATTTATCATCTGTTCCTTATGTTTCTGGTACGCCAAATCTTTATGCGATTGCAGTCTACAATCTTGCTGCTGCGATGCTGCTTTGGGGTGCGATCGATAATCCTGATGCGCCTCCTCCATACAACACATTTTGGACCGACTTGAGGACAAAATTAGGCATTTACTCTATGTCATATGGCTTGGTCAATTCCGCCGCAGATCAAGGCACATCTGAATCTATGTATATCCCAGAGTTTATTAAAGGGATGAATTTATTAAATCTCCAGCTAATGAAATCACCTTGGGGTCAGATGTACCTTATGATAGCTGGCGAGTGGGGAACAATCTGGGGTTTGACGATATGAAGTTAAACCTTGGGTTTGAAAGCTTTCCTTACCCTGAACGATATGGTGCAGCATCACCACTATCCCCCTCTGTAAAAGGGAAAGCAGCAAAAAATTTATCACGTGCTCAACGATCCTATGGGCAGGGAAAGACAACAAGGGATGTTGCAGGTGATTTAGAGGCTAAATACAAGATTGTAGAAGCATTCTACGAAATGGAGGAAGATTTTATTACTGAATTAATTGAAGAAAAGGCAGCGATGGATTTAGATGATATTTTGACAATGGGTACGCCTTCGATGGAAGGTATGTCTTTCAAGGAAACAGATAAAATTGAAGAACGATTTAGAAGAAATCTTTCTTATCGTAGATATGATGGGATAATTTCTGGAGTACCAACGTTAGCATCACTTAAAGGTGTTTCGCACTTGCGGCAGCGTCCGTATGCGAAAGGCTCTGGTACACGGCCAAGTTTCGTTGATACAGGGTTATATTCTAAAAGCTTCAGAGTGTGGATGGAGGAGTAAATGCTTGGTCAGATCCTGCTGGTATTCGCATTCGTTTTTGCTGTGATCGCAGCAGTGTTCGTCACAACTGTGAGCCGTCCACCAATCGCTCTTCACTTTGGGTGGCTTGCTGTAGCATTCTGGATTCTATCCATTTTGCTCGGTGGCTTTGGAGTAAAATGATGGCAATGACACCTTGCTCACCGGTTAACAAGCCAGGTCTTTCTGGTAAAGGCCGACCACTCCCGAAGAAGCCTTTGCCGAAATCACCTGGATCTTGTTCGAGTCCCTCTTTGGGCCGTAGGTAATGGCATCTGTACTTGATGCTTTAAACTCAAAATCCCAACTTGGCGCTTCCCTTGAGCAAGGTGTTCGTACTCTATCGGCGGATCAAACTTTATCTTTCTCTTTGTATCGAAAATTTATTTTTCCGTTAGACGGTATGAATTATTGGATTAAGGTTCCGTCAAGTCCTGCCCCTGTTTCTACGGCTGGTATCATACCAACATCTGGATTGGTGTCTGCAACAGCTAAAGCTGGAGAGGCTATTCAGATTTCACCAGGAGGACCGCTTGCAGCCTTCATTATTGGCGGCACTATATATAATCCGCTTGATGCTGTTGATCAAGGACTTGAAACAGCAGAGTCACTATTTGTGGATTTTACTGGTCCTGCATATTCACATGTATCAGGAAGTTCTATCGAACTTCAACCAGGAGAAAATGTAGATATTCCTGAAAATTGTGTAAATGGAGCGTGGGTTTGTGCCGCGAGTGGTAGTCATCAATTTACGTGCGTGTTGCAAAGATCTAATCCCACTGTGGAAATGGCAACCGATGTTGAAGTAAGTGGCTCTTTTCACTATGCATCTACAACACTTCAAGAGGAAGATGCAACAGTTGACACAAACGAGGTTATTTTCACTTCTCTCTCAGAAATTCAGCACTTTAATCGAATCGGCCCTGATTATATGTATATCTGTCATTATCGTGATATTACTTTTGCTTTTGACTCTAGAGCTAGATTATATGAACAAGCTGATCTCTATCATTATCGCGGGCATGCGCTGAAGAGTAAGCACCAAACTCAAATTATTGATGACCCGTCGCAGTTTAATCCAACGTTAGTTGTTTCAAACTCACTTCCTATTTGGCTCTATATGCAAATCTACGTGCCACCGTATCCAGGATTTACGTGTCCGTTTATTTTGTATCCTTCTTTTCTGGTAGATGATAACTTGCCTCCTCCGTTTGGGGCTGTGCATTGTGAGGATACTCGAGTATTGATGATGAACTCGTACCTTGGTCCTCACTTGCAGTCCAGCCAATTGTGCAGAGAAAAGGTTAGAGTTCATACTTATGGTGTAGATAATGAAACTATTATTTCATTTCTCAATTTTGTAGCGCAGTATTCGCGCGATTGGATGTATTTGGGGTTAGTGGATAGTCCTGCAATTCGTGATCAAAAGGATGTGCAGCCGGAATTTAAGACTTTGGCACAACGGAAGCTTATCGAATTTGATATTAATTACAATCAGGCTGTGAGCCGAAACTTGGCTCGCCAGTTAGTTGAACATGCGAGGGTGCAGTTTATCCCACAGTGGTTGAATGGAGACTAAAATGCCACAGACAACTTATCTTTCTCTATGGACGGCTGAGTATCCAATTACCGCTAAAGTGCAGAAACCGGGTGGTGTGACTGTGCTATCAGCCGTTGGTGCTGGTGATGTTCCAAATAAACCGACTTACACCGCTGGAACGATTCAGATGGTTGAAGCTGAGGCTACTGCTGAAGTTGAGGTCGAAGGAACTAAAGTAACGGCTCATGCTGAGGCGAGTGTGACAGTGGAGCCAGCCAGTCAGTGAAACGGTTTCAGGAACGGAAGGCGCTTAAAGCGAAGACTCTTCAACGAGCTCAAAAGACGCAAAAGAAAAAGGCGGTTGAAGAGCGCCAGCGTCGTCTAAGCAAGAAAGTCTAATTTGCTTGGCAAAAGGAACGTGAACCATGGCAATTCAAACTCAGTTTAGCACGGATCCCAATGCGATTGTAACGGTGCACGTTTCAATCATTGAGGCTCCAACTCCTATTAACTATCAGCGAACCGGGGCCTTCGTGTCCTTTGGGGCGACAACCCTGTTGCCGGGTGATACGGAGCTTTTGACGCAGTTGTCGGACCTAACACTGCCAGAGTCAGCAATGCTTGTGCTGACTGCTGTGTGGGCGAATGGTCTTGTTACGGTGACTATTGACCAGACTATTCCTGGTGTTGTTGTCGGTGATACAGTTTCTATTGTGATGAGTCAGATGGTTCCTGTGGGGTACAACGGGACATTTGCTGCTACGATCATCTCTGCCAATGGGTTTACCTACCCACTCACAACCAATCCTGGTCCGGTAACACAGGAAGGTATTGCGTCATTTCCATCTATGCTACAACTTCCAATAAACTTTTCTGCTATGACGTGGGCTGCTGGAGTCGTGACTGTAACGACTTCAGTTCCTCTAGCTGGCCCTCCTACAGTTGGTGATGAAATTGATCTGTTGATTTCGGGAGTGACTCCTGCTGCGTATAATGGCTTGTTTGATTGTACAGTGACGGGTGCGAATACTTTTACGTATCCGGTGACTACAAATCCTGGTACTGCTACTGTGATGGGCTATGCGGTATGGCAGCAGACCATTGAACTTCAGCAGATGGCCACGACTTATTTCGGTCAAGGAAACATGGTCGGACCATGGGTTCTTGAACTTGGGTACCAGAGTTCTATCGACAATAAGGTTATTGCTTTGGAAAATTGGCTTGCTGATAATCCGTTGACGATCTACGGATTCTTGATGCCACGTGAATTTGGGTCGGATGTTAACGCACTTCCGGCATGGCCTGGATATCCAACACCATATCCTGCTCCAACCAGATTTATGGGGTTGCTGAAGCAATACCAAGCTCCAGAAAAAATGGAGTATTTCTGGGTCACGGTTACCCCGCAAACTACGCGGACCTTGGACGAGACTTATAAGGATGTCTTCAAGCTTGTTGAAGCTCCTGTATTGTCAGATCCGCTGGCAGTTCCACCCGGCAGTACCTCTGGGTACTCGAACGTGATCGATCCAGAAGGTGAGTTCACGCTTGCTGCGCTTTTCTATAATGCACTTTCGTATCGGCCATCGAATACAAATCGAATTTCCCCTATGGCATTCAAGTATGTCTATGGGGTTACGGAGTATCCTCAGCGGCACAATGGTCCGTTGCTCGTCAGCTTCAAGTCTACGAACACGAACTACATCACAACTGGTGCTGAAGGTGGCATCAGCTTCACAATGGTTTATGAAGGTGTGACTGCTGATCATCACGATTACTTCAACTGGTGGTACACGATCGATTGGGTGCAGATTGAAGTCAATCTAAATCTCAGCAATGCTATCATCAATGGGTCCAATAATCCGTTGGCTCCTCTTTACTACAACCAGGATGGTATCAACTATCTGCAAACGGTGCTCTATCGTACAATGGTGAGTGCTAGCACATTCGGTATGGTTTTGGGTAAGATCGTGATGTCTACGTATGATGGTCCAGATCTTACTAATTCCATCAATGGGGGTGAGTTTGCAGGTGAGTGTGATGTGAATGCTGTACCATTCCTCAACTACACTTTGGCGAACCCTGGGGACTATAAGATTGGAGAGTATGATGGACTCTCTACCTTGTTTATCCCTTCGCGTGGATTTATCCATGTCCTCGTGAATGTCGTCGCCACGGATCTCGTTTCCATCTAGGAGATAACCCATGGCCTTTCAATTCACTCCTCCTGGAGTCCTGAACCGACTCCGGGCTTCGGTCGTATGGTCAGATTTTCCTGAACTCAATGTTACAAGTGGCCTTTTGACAACAGAAGGTATTCGCTTGGCGTTGGAAGGAAATGCGACTGACTTGCTACCGGCTATGGTGAGCTTGGTGAGCAGTCCAGCACCGTATCTATCGGCGTCTATAACAATGTCGGTTGTGCGAAGTTCAGCATTGGCCAATCTTTTCAAGCTCCAGTTTGAGGATACGACCCTCATGGGGATTGCGACGATTTGGCCAGATACAGACGTTATTCCTGTATTCACCATCCACAACGTAGCTCTTGAGAGTATGCGTGAGATGGCATTTGCAGGAATGGAGGCAGCTATGGTGGTCACGGCTCGTGGCTACTACAACGTCAACACAGGGTTCTTTGGAACCTAATAATGGAGGATAGCGTATGGCAGAGGTTAAGTTAAACAGGAAACTTAATCTTGTTATGAGTCTCGATACTGAAGTGGGGAACATCTATGTTCACTCTATCCCTATTAGTCGAGAAGTATTTGAAGATAATTTCCTTGTTGTTTCTCGCGCTTTCACGGCAGTTTACACAAATGGATTAGGACCAGTGACAGGGCCGCGCGTTGCGGCTCTTCTGTTAAAACAAGAAGCAGAAGCACTCAACGTTTGGGCAAAAACTCAACAATCTCTTATGGCTGAAATCAACCGATTAACAACAGTGATTTTGCCTGGGGATAACGGTTGGGAGCAAATGCCGTTTGATGTTGCTAAGAAACGTGGTGTTATCGACGACGACGTTGCATCGGAGGTAGAAAACAGCCTCGTATATTTTACATGCGCCTCATCCATACATCTGAAGGCGGAAATGAAAGTGGCAATGGAAGGGTTGAGCACTCTTTGGGGCGCGCAAACTACGTCATTGAACGTTACGGAATACATGAATTCCTTACCGATGTTGACGCAGGAAGAGAATACTGGCGAGAATCTGCCGACGGCAGTGAATCAATAATACATTCTTGTCTTTCATGGTTGGTCGATGAAGGCTTTAGTGACTTCTTCGATCAATTTGAATTGGCATGGCCACACGGTACTCGTCTTCAATGGCAGCAACGCTATATGATTGCGCTGTGGAAAGCGTAGAATGCCAACTGTTACAATAAGAATTCCACCTCAGTTTATGCAGTCTGTAAATCAGCTAATGGCTGATATACAGAAATTTCAGGTATCTGTTATACAAACTCAACAAACTGTTGAACAACTTCATCTTAATCAGACACAAAGAATTGGAACTCAAATAGGTTCTCATCTTTCACGTATGAACCAACTTTTCAAGAAAATCGGTTCGTCTATTGTTCAGAGCATTGATCGAATGTTACAATCAATGGGAGCTCTTGGCAGATTATTTGTCAATAGTTTCACTGTAGGAGCAGAGGTCCTTGAATTTCTTGCTGGCCCCATTGGATGGGCGGTTGGCACGACTGTTGCAGTTGGGTCTTTTGCTCTCCCGATTGCGATGAGTTTTACTAGATGGATATATGACAAGATAGTTAGGCTTGGAGACAATCTGCTACAAGATTGGTTAGTGGCAAGAGGCACGTTTTCAACTGTTAGCGGTATACGAGCTTTTAGAGCTTCGTTTGCAGGATTGCCGATAGATGATGATATATTTACCAGAATGGCTGTTGGTAGAGCAGATACGGGTTCTGATGAATTTAGGGCTCTTCTTTCATTTAAAATCAAGGAGCAACAAGACTCTACTGATATGCTAATGGACTTGATGATAGCTACTTCTGCATTTATGAAAAATCAGAGTGGAGGAATAGATCTACCCGTGGCTCAGGCATTTCGCCTAACTTCAATTTTCCCACCGAAACTACTTCTTGCTCTCATAGGCATTGACAAAAAGGAACTAGAGGAAAAGATTCAACATGAACAAGAGTTAAAAAAGTTGTTGAGGATATCACCAGAAGCTGTTAAAGGATGGAGTAAGTTCAGTGTTTCACTAAATCTCATGTGGGTTCAGATAGAGACGATTATTGCTAAGAAATTGGCAGACCCTAACTCAAATTTTGTGAAAAGTCTTACTAAACTAATTGAGGCGATGACAAAACTTGTGGAGGTGTTTCTAAATCTCCCTATTAGTCAGAAAGCCATTGATTTGATAACGAATATAGTGCAAAGGACTGCAACTTATTTAGAAAAAGGCAGTAGTCCTACTATTCGTAAAAATCTCAAAGATGTAGCAGTTCTGATGGCTGATACGGGAAAAGAAGTTGATAAACTAAGGGGTGCTGTTGAACGGTTATCTGACACTCCAACTGCTTTGCCGGATAAAGCTAGGGCGATACCAAGTTATGATGATCGTGGTGAACCAGTAGGAACTAAAGGTCCTTCTGTAGGAGCTAGTAGAGATTCTTATGTTAATCGCGGTGGTGGTGGATATGGTGTGAGTGGTGGTCCTACATTCCGCCCTGGAGTGGGTCCTGGTCCGCGTGCCCGAGAAACCCCCGGAGCTGGCAATGAAACACCAACGCGTCCAGGTCCATTTATTAGCAACGTGCCACGCATTCCCGGTGTCCCTGGCACGCGAGGTAATGTTCCACCCGGTGGCATCCGTCGCTACACTGGCCCGACACACCCGCGTGTTCATGGCCCGCCTGAGCCTATTCCAAAAGCACCTACTGCCAAACCTGGAGCACCTGCTGTTTCTCAACCAGCGGCTCCCCCAAGAATTCCTGGTGTAGGTCTACCTGGAGGTCCCTCTGGTCCTACAGCACGCCCACCATCTCCTAGCTTCTTAGGTGGCGCACCCGGTATACCAGGACTTCCTGGAGGTCCATCAGGACCAGCGGTTCAGCGTGGTCCTGCCGCTGGTGCTGCCCCTGCTGGATGGTCTAATGACTTAGATCGGCAATCTTATGACAATATGTTCAGTGGCACCAAGCTCGCTGGCCATTATGATGATGTAGTGCGAGCCGCACAGAACAATAACGTTCCTCCATCGCTTGTTGCTGGGATTATGGCCCATGAATCTGCTAGGGGCCGCAGTCGCATGATAAACGAAAAGAATAACCCTGCCGGAATTATGATTCCTAATGGACCAGGGCGTACTTTCTCATCTATTGAGGAAGGCATTGATAGTTCAGCTCACTCAATTGCTAGAAACTATAATCGTGGTGGCCGCACCATTCCGGGTATGGCAGGTTCCTACGCTCCACCAGGAGCCGCTAACGATCCAGGTAATTTAAATCGTGGTTGGCCCGCTGGCGTGACGATGTATCAACACCAGTTGCAGTCAAGCACCGGACAACCGGCACAATCCGCGCCACCTCCACCTCCGGCAAATGCTCCTCCTTCACCTAGCGGTACGGCATTACGTGATCCCGTTACAGCGACTGGACTAGGTGGGGGAGTAGTCGGGTCAGGATATCAAACTCGCGCTCAGGGTGGCCATCAGGGACTCGATATTCTAGCTCCGGCTGGATCGCCAATTTACGCGAGTGGTGGTGGTGTCATTGAACACAATAATGCTCGTGGCACCCAATGGAATGACGCAATTACTGTTATCAGAATGGAGGATGGCCGACGAATTGTTTATATGCATCATCATCTTGATCCTGGCCTAAAAGAAGGGTCAAAGGTTGAAGCTGGCCAGCAGATTGGCACTAGTGGTGTCGCGAATAATGTTGCACATCTTCATTACGAAATATGGTCAGGAGCACGGTTGCATTCCAAAAATATTACGATGCAAAATCCTTGGACTAAAAAGAATCTTCCGGTGGGTGGGCGTGATCCTACACAACCTCAGCTTCTTCAGCAACCTACTCAGGCTCAGCAACCTGTTTTGCCACAAACCAGTGCAGCCGGTGTTCAAGGCTTACCCGGTGGTCCGAGTGGATCAGCAGACCCACGAATAAATCCACCTGTTCAAACAGCCGGCATTCCTGGAGCGGCTGGCACTCCGGGTGGACCAGCCGCAGTCAAGCCGGGAAAAGCTCAACCGTCGGCACAACCTGCTCCTCAAGTTACAGCCGCAGCTCAAGCACCACTTGCCCCTGGAGCAAAAGTTCCACGTACAGGTCCTGGTCCATGGACTGACCTCCCTGGTGCGCGTGGACATAATTTTCAGCCCCAACACGTAGATCCTCGTTTGCGTGAAATTTTGAGTGGATCTAAGGAACAATTTGAAAAAATGCATCCTGGTTATACAATTAGAGGAACATCAGGTCTTCGCCCTGGGGATCGTGGATTCCATGGTGGTGGTAAGGCCATGGATATGCAGATTTTTGACCCTAATGGTAACCCTATTGCAAATGAAGGAAAACTAGGTCCTCGCGGTGAACCGTTAGGTGATGATTCAGGTTTGTATCATGAATATGCTCGTATTGCTAAAGGCGAACAACAAGCACGTTATCCTGAATTAGATAAGCAATTTTCATGGGGTGGTTCACATGGTACCCAAAAACCAAGTGGAGGCCCGCCCGATTGGATGCACTTTGACCTGGGTGGTGAACGTGGTCATTGGACACAAAATAGACCAAGTAATATGGGTCCACTTCCAGGACTTACTTATGGTCCATCTACAGGAAAACCGGCTGATAAACCGACAGCAGAACAAGCTCCTACTGGCCGTAAGACCATGCTGTTCTTACATGGCATGGAGTCTCGCTATAACCAAGGAGGCGTGAGCAAAACACCAGGCGAAGTCGAAGACTCAATGCGCCGGTATGCAAATTCTAAGGGTTATGACTTTGAAGCAATCAATGTTTCTGGTGATTATACTCAGCAACAATTGAAAGAAGCGGAAGCACGTATAAAGAAAGGTGGTGGGGATGTTGGAGCGGTTACTGGATTCAGTGCTGGTGGCTCAGTTGCGGCTACATTGAAGAGATTGCATCCGGAATTGGATACTACTATTATAGGAAATAAGAAATATCAGACTACCGATTTTCCTGGCGAAAAACATATGAATTTACCAGAAGCTTTAGCCAAGCAATCTGAAAAGGAAGCTCAAGAAAAAGCAGAAAAGGCGAAAAGGGATATAGATAGTAAAGCTCAAACAGATACACAATCTAAAGGAAATACTAATACTTCTACATCTACACAGACAGATGTTCAGAAGAAAACTGAAATAGAAACAGGGAAAGACACTGGTTGGGGACCGGGCAGTGGCAGTGATAAGAAACCAATCTGGTTGCCACATGAGTTATCAGATCAAAATAAATTAGATCCCAGTCTTACTAAACTGGATCCAAGTCTTCCTCGCACGGCTATGGCTGATACTGGTACAATGACTGATGCTCCTTTAATTGGCATACGGTCTAGGGAACAGTACGGTCCAGACATTAGTCTTAAGTCTTCTAGTCAGGAAAAGATTCACCCTAATGCTTTGGGGTTTGTTAGAGCGATTGGCCGTACTGAAACTGATTTTAGTCGTAAAGAAGCTTATTCTGATGCTACGAATCGCATGAGTTACGGTAATCGAGTTTCTGAATATGACTATGGCTATTATCAGATGGCGGATCGTGATGTTAATTACGCTGTCAATAAACTTGGTATGTCTCCAGATCTTGCTCAACATTTGAATGGAGGCCCTGATCATCAAAGTACGGTTGAACAGCAGACTGCTGCGGTCAATGACTATTTGAAGAGACGTTGGCCAGAATCGTACCAAAATCTAGTGGAAAAGAATGATTATCAAGGAATGGTGGATGCTACGAGAAGCGGAAAAAGTTGGGTTTGGTTTGGTTTAAGAGATAAACCAGAGGCCGCTTCTACGGAGTACAATAAAACTAGAGAAACTGCTCAAGCAGCAGAAGACGTTGCTAAAGTTGGAGGTT